ACCGTCATCCCCGACGATGCGCGGCCGCGACATCTGGAGCATCAGCCGCTTGCCGTCCGCGTCCTTCTGGATCTCGAGGTTGACCGCGGCTGCCGCGTCGTCGAGGCCGCCCGGCAGCGCCATCGCGTATGCCATGGCCATCGTGCATCGCACCTGTGCCGGGTCGAGGCGCGGCCAGTCGTGGCGCGGGACCATCAGCCGGTTCCAGATGGCGAGCTCGAAGCTCGCGTTGTGCGCGACCACCACGCCGCCCGCCGCGACGTGCGCCGCCACGCGGGCCGGGCAGGGCTCGCCGGCCGCCCAGAGCTCGACCGGCTCGGCGCCCATCGCCCAGCCCATGCACCAAGCGTCCGTCGTTTCGTGCTCCGCGTAGGCGTGCGCGCCGGCGGCCCGGAGGTCCACCGTCGAGCGCGTCTCGAAGTCGATGTGGAGGTGGGTCACACGTCGCCCCGGCGCAGATCCTCGCGCGCTTGGCGGCGGCCATCGTCGAACCCGTCGACGTAGCGATCCGCCTCGAAGCCGCACCACTCCACGAAGTCGCGCCACACGCTGTCCGGCACCGACCGCGGCCGGTCGATCTTGTACCCGTCGAACTCGACATGCGTCGGCCCGACAACCTTCAGCCTCTTTCCCATTCCCGCCTCCTTTGGGGAGGCAGCGTTGCGGCTGCCTCCCCGTGTTGTGGATTTCGTGACGCTCAGGTCACGAAAACGGATCGAACCCGACCTCCTGGCCGTAGAGGCGCAGGAGCTCGTTCTCCTCCGTCAGCTTCTGCTGGTCCTTCGCCAGCAGCGACAGCAGGCGCCGGATCGTCGCGGTGTCGAGGCCCTCGGACTTCGCCTCGGCGAAGATCGCCTTCCGGTCCTCGCGCAGCGACGCGATCTCGGCGTCGATCGACGAGATGCGGTCGATGTAGGACCGCACCAGGCCCGCGCTGTTGTGGCCAGCCGCCGGCTCAGAAGGGGATGTCATCGTCCATGTCCTTCTTGCCCTTGGCCGCGGGCTTGTCGTTCCACAGGTCGTCGGCGCTCGCCGGCGCGCCGCCATCCGCCGTGGCCATCGCCTCGAACTCGTCGGACGGCTTCGCCTTGCCGCCGCCACCGAGGCGGTCGCCGTGCTTGAGGCGCTGGATGTTGTGGAGCGCGAAGGACACCCCCGTGCCGCCCGTGGGATGCTCCCACGCGTAGGCCTCGACCGTCGCCCGGGCGTAGCAGCCCGAGTAGAACTCGTCCTGGTCGATGATGTCCTGGACCTTCTCGTCCACGATGCCCGGGGGACCGTCCTTCTGCTTGCGGTTCGCCTGGATGTAGATGGCGCCCGCCTCGCAGCCCGCGTGCATGTCGCCGTTCTTGTCGACCAGCGTCGCCTGGTCCTTGAACGGGGTCTTGAGCTTCTTGCTCGCGACCAGCTTCTTGACCTTCTCGGGACCAAACTTCTCCTCGAGCGCGCGCTGCGCCGCGTTCTTCAGCGACGCGATGTCCGCACCCTTGGCGAACAGCATGACCACCGAGTACTGCGGCTCGGCCTTGTCGTCGCCCGCCACCCGCTTGGGCTGGAAGACCGACGCGAACGACGCCCGGAACTGCGGCGTCATGACCTTGATACCCATCTCTTCCTCTCTTCCGTTCTTCGCTGTTCCCCGGCCTTTCAAGCGGCGCCGAAGTCCTCCGCAGCGGATGCGCGCGGCGATACTGCCGGGCGCTTGTCCGTCTCATGCACCAGCGTGAGGCCGCTCGACTCAGCGACCGTCAGGCCAGCGATCTTGTCCTTGCCGCCCTTGCCCAGGGCCTTCTCGACCTTGGCCGGCGACAGCAGGGCGCGCGGCTCGTAGAGCTCGTCGGCCGGGAGCATGAGCTCCAGCGCCGTCGCGGCCTCGGCCTCGCTGCGCCACTTCCTCGTGGCGCGCTTCTCCACCAGCTTCCATCCCGCGGGCGTGCGGCCCTCGAGGGCCTCCGCGTAGGCGAACTCGCGCGTCGCCTTGATCCACGTCTCGAGGAGCGGGATCTGGTCGAGCGCGGCCGCCAGCGACGCCGGGTCGTAGGGCAGGCCCGGCGCGAAGTCCGCGCGCGCCTGGTCGAGCGTCGCCGCGCGCAGCGCCGGGCAGATCGGCTTCGCCGCGCACCACCGGCAATGGTCGCCGGCGACGAGCGGCGCGTCCGCCGACCGCGTCGCCGCGATCGCGTCCAGCAGGCGGTCCTCGAAATCGAGGAAGTCGACGGCGTGGAACGTCCAGCGGCGCACCGGGCCGTCCGGGTGCGGGCAGCGCGGTTGCACGATCATCAGCGTGACGGACGAGATCCCGCGATTGCGGAGGTTCTTCGCCTTCATCAGCCCGTAGATCAGCGCCTGCGGGTTGTTCTCGACCTCCACCGGCACGCCCTGGCCATGCTTGTAGTCGGCCACGAGGAGCTCGCCGGTCGACGGGCGGTAGCGCACGAAGTCCGCCGTGCCCCACAGGTCGTCGCTGTAGTGCAGGCGCTGCTCCACCTCCCAGTCGTCGTCGGGCTGCACCTCGGCGCGGCACGCGTCGACGTAGACCATCACGGCCTCGAGCATCGCGGGCGTCACCGCGTTGCCCTTGGGGCCGACGAGCGGACCCGAGGTTTCCGTGAACTCGCCCGTGATGATGCCCTGCGCCAGCCAGTGCGCGTCCGTGCCCTCGTCGGCGTACCGGCTCGAGGACTCGTCGCGCACCGTGGCGGCCAGCGCGGGCTGGCCGGCGCACGCCATCCAGATCTTGGAGGCCGAGGGCGACAGGCGAGCGTGTTCCCCGCTCATGCCGCCTGGCCTTCCGCGATCTTCGCGGCCGCGTGCTCGTCGATGATCAGCTGGAGGGCGATGCGATGATCGCGAAGGCGTGCGATCTTCGCAACGTCGGCGCCACGATCAGCCGCTTCCTCGACCGCGAGGAACCGCTCCACGTCGGCGAGGCGTTGCTTCAACGCCTCCATGACAACCTCTCGCGCGTCCATCAGGCCTTCTCCGCGCCCATCTCGGCGCGCAGCCGCGCGACGAGCTTGCTGTAGGCCTCGGCCGGGACCTCCGACATGCGGCCCTTGCCGGTCGCCTCGACGATCGCCACGCGCAGCGCGTCGATGCCGAACTTCTCGTTGAACTGCTTCATCACTTCGCGGACCTCGACCTCGGTCCACACCTTGTCGTCGACCGGCTCGGCCTCGACGGGCTCCGCGGCCTCGACGGCCTCGGGGATCGGGATGACGGGCGCCGGCGCGGCGGTGGCCGTCATCTCCTGGACGACGGGTGGGCGGACCTTGGGCGGCCGGCCCGGCCGGCGCTTGGCTTCCGCCGGCGCGGCGACCGGCGTGGGAGCAGGGGCCGCGCCCGCCGCAACGGCCGCCATGCGCGGACCGAAGAAGGCGAACATCTCGTCCGCCGAATTGAAGGTGAGGTTGACCGTGATCACGAGCATCTCCGTCGTGGTAAGGAAAAGTAACCTATTGTCTGTAGCGAAAAACGCAACATGATTTTTCAGCGTTGTCGGTAGAGGTCCATGAGCTCGCGGACCATCACCTCGCTGGCGCGGTGGTCGAGCGTGTCCTTGAGGCAGAGGAACTCGACGTAGACACGCTTGAAGGACGTGTCGCGCAGCGTCAGGTCAACCGCCTGCTTCACCATCTGCGGGTGGAATGGAAAGTCGAAAAACACGACCTCGAAGGTCCGCGTAAATCGACACTCGAACAGGTTGACCGAGGTCAGCAGGTTGTAGTGCGCCACCGCCATGCGGACCTTGGGCGACGAGTTCCAACGCGACATGTGCGAGCGGAACTTCTGGCTCTTCTGGCCGGCGAAGAAAGCCACCGGCTTCCATTCTGCCAGCGCCTCTTTCCACCATCGGATCAGCGGCGTTTTCGTGTGCCATGTGATCGGGCGCACGAGCCGCTGCTTGTACATCTCGCGGCGGACGTGATCGATCGCGCTCTCGATCTTCGCGTAGCCATAGGTGAAGTGGTAGCCATCGGTCGGATCCACCGCAGGGAGCTCGCCGCTGTCGACGAACTCGGCGATGCGGCGCGCGGCGGACGTGCGCTCCCATCTCTGGATGCGCTCGAGGTACTCGGGCAGCGCGCTCGGGATGGGGACCAGCGGAACGGTGCGGACGACCAGCTGGCGAGGCTCAGGCGAGGATGTCGGTAGGGCGTTCGTCACGCGGTCTTGCTTTCTGTTCCGCTCGTTTCAGAACGTACGCCGACACCGCTGCGACGGCCAGGGTGGTGAGTCCAATGCGCGTGATCGCGCGCACTTTCACGTCTGGGTTGGCCTGCACCAGCGAGCGCAGAATGGTTGCCATGGCGTCAACCACAGCCTCCGTCTGCTCTTGCTGGAGAAGGTCCTCTTCAGTCGGCGCGGTCGATCGCTGCGGTTTCTGCCGCGACGCCGGCGTACCCCGCCAGGTCGACATAGTTGTCCTCGTTGTGCGCGCCGCCGCTCTGCGTGCGCGCGATCTTGAGCAGCGCCATCATCAGCGCGACGTCGGTGGGATCGAGCTCGACCGCGGAGCCTGCGTTGCGGAGGTACGCGTTCCAGAGCGCGGCGATCCTGGAGTGGTTGATGTACTTGTCCCCGTGCGTCCTCGCGCGCTCGCCACCGACGAGCTCGAGGGCCTTCTCTAGCGTGTCACCCGCGACCATGCGTTACTCCGTAGTAGGCGATGAGGGCGGCCTCTGCTCGGCCGTCGTGCTTGACCAGTGGCCACAGCCGGGAGAAGCCCGGCATCAGCTGCGAAGCGCGCGCGCGGGCGCCGTCCTTCGCCGCCGGCACCGACAGCGCGGCCTTCCAGCGTTGCGGCTGCACCAGCGTGACCGGCACGCGGAAAGCAGCCAGCACGCCCAGCACGACGCCGAACGAGCGGCCGAACGAGAACATGGAGGTGACGCCCTGGCCCGGCATCGCGCCGACGCGCTCAACGAAGGCGTGGGCGAGCAGGGTGCGGTAGTTCTCGACGCAGGACGCGAGCGCGGCCTCGTCGACCACGCGCTTCGATTTCGTGCCGGCCGCGATCGTGGGCATGTCGACGATCTCGACGCGGCCCGCGGAGGCCTCGAAGAACGCCAGCGCGCCGTTGAGCCCGGGGTCGATCCCGAGGATCACGGCAGCCAGTCCTCGGCCTTGAGCTCGATGCCGGCCGTCTCCGCGGCGACCTGGACCGCAGACACGCAGGCGGACGGGATGATGCCGCCCGTGCCGCCCTTGGCCTTGGGGTAGGTCCACTTGTAGACCCGGGAGGGCTCCATCCCGCAGACGTAAGCCAACCGGCGCGCGCCGCCGAACTTTGCGATGATGCGTGATGCTTGCCTGTGCATGGCACAACATATTGAGCAAATCGCTACAGCGTGTCAACGGGTCGCGCCGCGCGCATGGCAGGCAACGCGTTAAGGAATCCCCGTCACCTTGACATATGTGGAGAAAATAGCAACATGGGGCGCGTAGACACGAGGTACCCCATGACGATCGACACCAAGTGGTTCCAGAACCGCGTCCGCGACGCCGAGATGTCCCAAGCCCGGCTCGCCTCGCTCCTCGGCATCGACCGCAGCGCCCTCAGCCTCATGCTCCACGGCAAGCGGGGCATGAAGATCGAGGAGGCCACGCGCATGGCCGAGATCCTCGCGCTGCCGATCGACCAGGTGCTGGCCCACGCCGGCGTCAAGGTGCCGAAGGGCCCGGCCTCCGTGCCGCTGGTCGGCACCATCGACGCCAACAGCGAGATCCGCCAACGCAAGGGCGGCCGCGTCGAGTCCCACGACCAGCTGCCCCGCGACACCGCCGCCCTGCGGTGCGAGGACCGCGCCGCCGTGATGTACGGCTGGACGGTCTACTACGTCCCCATGGCCAGCGTCACCAGCGAGGCGATCGAGCGCCTGTCCGTCTGCCGGCTCGCCAACGACACGCAGCACCTCGCCGTGCCCTCGCGCGGCTTCGAGCACGGCACGCACAACCTCCGCACGCTCGGCGGCGCCGTCCTCGAGAACCAGAAGCTCGTCGCGGCCAGCCCTGTCCTCTGGATCCGCACGGGCTGACACCGCCGCGCATCGGGCTTGCGCGGTCGGCCGGGCATTGCTAAAAACGAAACATGATGACCGAGCCCGAGTACTTGAGCCCCCAGGAACTGGTCGCGCGCTGGCGCGGCCGCGTCGCGATGGCGACGCTTCGCAACTGGCGCTGCGCCGCGCAGCGCAAGGGCCCGCCATGGGTCAAGGTCGGGGCGAAGGTCCTGTACCCGCTGCGCGAGCTCAAGCTCTGGGAGCAGGCCATGCGCGTCAACCCGGGGATGGACCTGTGAAGGTCTTCGTGCTGGTCGCGTGGATCTGCACCGTCGACTGGCACGGCGGCCACCGGCAATGCCATGGCCATGTCGAAAGCGTTGCGGATTTCCAACAATGTCGGGCTAGCGTCACCGACATCCAGGCCGACCTGCCGCGCACGCTGCGGATGGTCCGCTACGAGTGCTTCAGCCAGAGGAGGAAGGGATGACCGAGCAGGACGAGAAGAAGATCACGGCGAGCCGCGAGGCGTTCCGCTGGATGGACGAGGAGCCGCGCTGGGAGGACCGGGCCTACCTGGTCATCATCGGCGCGCTGGCCGCCGGCATGGTCGCGGCGATCGTCGCGCTGGTGTCGCTGCGATGACCAGCGCGTACCTCGAGCGCCCGCTCCGCAGCGAGGCCGAGATCACGCAGGACATCGCCACGGTCGACCGCGTGTTCCGCTCGACCTACGGCTACCAGCACGACGCCGCGGACGAGCGCGATCGCGCGCGCATGGCGTGGCTCGTCCGCGTCCTGCGCGACATCCGCGGCGCCGGGCTCGCGATCGTCGAGGCCGACGATGGCAGATGAGACCGCCACGGCGCGCCAGCTGCTCGAGCGCGCCGATAAGCGGTGGCGCGCGCAGGCCGGCGACGCGCGCTTCGAGGACGCACCGATCCGGCCCGCGCGGCAGTGGCGGCAGCTGCCACCGCCCACGATGTGGACCGCGAGCTCGTCGGCCGCCCTGTGCGCCGACGTGCGCGAGAAGATGGAGTACGTCCCCGGCCAGGGGCGGTACACCCGCCGCAAGGTCGACGACGACAAGGTGCGGGCGATGTGGTCGCTCGGCTGGAGCGACGCCCAGATTGCGCGGACCATCGGCGTCGCCCCGGCGTCGATCGGGTCCGCGCGCAAGAGGATGCGGCTGGCGCCGAACTACAGCGGCCGCGGGTGTCTCAAGTGAGGGAGAGGAAGATGACCGACGACAAGATCGAGGAGATCAGGGCGCGGCACAGAAAACGATCCGAGATCGACCAGTCTGGCTGCTACCGGCTCGACGGGTTCACCTTTATGGGTTCGCTGGCGCAGTCGCAGGAAGACGTAGCCACGCTGCTGGCCGAGGTCGAGCGGCTGCGCGCTGCTGCCCGAAACGCATTAAACGAGCTGAACTGCATCGAAGAAGACGGCGGACACAGGTGCATTCGCTGCGATAGCGAAATCGATGAGGGCCATCACGTTCGGCTAGCCCTCCGCAATGCGCTGGAGGCCAAGCCATGAACGCGCAATGGGACGGCAAGGTGGTGGTTTCCACGCCCGGTGGACAACTTATCGAGATGTCGCTGGGCGAGTATGTCGCGCGCAAAAATGCGGAGGTCGAGCGCCTCCGCGCCGAGCGAAATGCGTTGAAGTCTTCCGCGCGCGAGTTCCTCACCACTCTTGGCGCTGCGATGAAAACCGGGAAATTCCACATGAACGGCTCTGCGGACATGTGCCACTTCGTGCGTCAGGCCATGCAGAAGCTCGATGTCCTCGCGTTCGACCGAGAAGAGAAGCGCCCGGTCGGGCTCGAGCGCCTGCATGAGGAGGCCAAGCCATGAGATCCGCAATCTTTGGCTGCGGCAGCACTAACTGCGCGTGCGTTTACAACGCCGAAATGGCGCGCGAGGCGCTTGAAAGGCGCGACGCCGAGATAACCCGCCTCCGTGCCGAGGGCGCCGCTTCACAGACCGATATCACCCGCCTCCGCGCCCGCGTGGCGGAGTTGGAGCAGAAGAGGATTTCGGCTAGCGACGCCTTGAAAATGGTGATGGCCCTGTGGGGGGCCGGGTTCCGTGAGGGCGAGCTTGAGCGTCGGCCAGCAGTTAGCAATGCGACGCTCCAAAAACACAACGACCATGCTGAACGCTGCAAGAGCGCGATCATATCTGCGCTGACATGGGAGGCCAAGCCATGACCCGCCGCCTCGCCGTCTGCGTCGCGGTCGCGGCGTACGCCGTGATGTGGATCGTCGCCATGGCGCAGGCAGCGTCGTGAGGCTCGACACCGTCCTCGACGAGATCGACCTCACGATCGGCAGCCCGCTCGCCGTGATCAGCGATTGCCTGCGCGCCATGATCACGGCGGCCCCGGGCCACGACCTCGTCGCCGCCGACTTCGCCAACATCGAAGGCCGCGTGCTCGCGTGGCTCGCCGGCGAGGACTGGAAGCTCGAGGCCTTCCGCGCCTTCGACGCCGGCCAAGGCCCCGACCTCTACAAGCTCGCCTACGCCCGCGCCTACGGCCTCGAGCCGCACGACGTCACGAAGGACCAGCGCCAGGTCGGCAAGGTCATGGAGCTCGCGCTCGGCTACCAGGGCGGCGTGGGCGCCTTCCAGACGATGGCCAGAGGCTACGGCGTCAAGATCACCGACGAGCAGGCCGACGAGATCAAGACGCGCTGGCGCGAGGCCCACCCCGCCATCAAGCAGTTCTGGCGCGACCTCGAGGCCGCCGCCATCCACGCCGCCGAGGACCCGGGCCGCGTCACCAAGGCCGGCAAGATCCTCTTCCGCAAGAACGGATCGTTCCTCTTCGCCCGCCTGCCGTCAGGCCGCAGCCTCTGCTACCCGTACCCGCGCGTCGTCGAGAAGGCGATGCCATGGGTGGACGACGACGGACGCGCGGTCGTCCGGCCGGCCCTCCAGTACGACGGCGTCGACCCGGTCACCAAGCACTGGGGCCCGACCGACACCTACGGAGGCAAGCTAGCCGAGAACGTCACGCAGGCCGTCGCCCGCGACATCCTCGCGGCCGCGCTGTTGCGATTGGAGCGACATGGTTACGCTATCACCATGCACGTCCACGACGAGATCGTCGCAGAGATCCCGGAACACCAGGGCTCCGTCGAGGAGATGGAGCGCATCATGGAGGAAATCCCGCAATGGGCAGCAGGACTACCGATCGCCGCGGAAGGGTGGCGGGGCAAGAGATACCGGAAATGACCACCCTCGACGCCGCCATCGCGCTCGGCCGCAAGGGCTTCCGGGTCTTCCCCTGCATAGAGAACGGCAAGATGCCGGCGATCGGCGCGTGGCCACAGCGCGCCACGACCGACGAGCAGGAAATCCGCAAGATGTGGACCCAGCACGACCCGGTGCTGAACACGACGACGACCCGCAACTACAACATCGGCGTCGCCACGCAGGGCCTGCTCGTCCTTGACGTCGACAACAAGGGCGACAAGCGAGGCAGCCACACGCTCGCCGAGCTCGACGTGATGAACGGCGTCCCTGACACCTTCACCGTCGAGACGCCGACAGGCGGCCTGCACCTGTACTACCGCCCCGCGGACGAGGTGGCCAATTCCGCAGGACGTATCGGCCACGGCCTCGACGTGCGCGGCATGGGCGGGTACGTCGTGGGGCCGGGATCCACGATCGACGGGAAGGCCTACCGCGTGACGAAGGACGTCGCCACGCAGGACGCACCCTTCTGGCTTGAGTCCGAGGCCGGCGCGCCACCGCGCAGGGACAAGGCCGCCCGCCAGGTCGTCGACATCCTCGACATGAAGCCAGCCGTCGACCGCGCCACCGAGATGCTTACGAAAGCCCCCGTGGCGATCGAGGGCGCCGGCGGTGACCACCACACGTTCAAGGTCGCCTGCGCCGTCAAGGACGCAGGGGTGAGCGAGCTCACGGCCCTCCAGCTGATGGCCGAGCACTGGAACCCCCGCTGCGCCCCGCCATGGTCCGACGAGCAACTGGCCGTCAAGGTGGCCAACGCCTACCGCTACGGGAAGCGGGCGGTCGGGGAAGGCTCGCCACAGGCCGATTTCCAGCCCGTGGAGCAGGGAAGCGCCGAGATCCCCACCGAGGGCCCCAAGCAGCGGTCCAAGCTCTACTGGAGGCGATACAGCGAGATCCAGCCCCGCCTGGGCGAGACGAGCCTCGTCCAGAAGCTGCTCGGCGAAGGCGCCATGAGCGTGGTCTATGGCCAGAGCAACACGGGCAAGACGTTCTTCGCCATGGCGCTCGCCCATGCGATCGCCACCGGCCAGCCCTTCGCAGGGCTCAAGGTGACGCAGGGCGCCGTGGTCTACGTCGCCGCGGAAGCCGGCGTCAGCGCCGAGAACCGCGTCGCAGCCCTGCGCCAGGCGTGCGAGGCAAGAGATGTACCCTTCGCCCTGGTGCCCTGCCCCGTGGACCTCCTGCGCGGAGACGGGGATACCCAGCCGCTCATGGACCTCATCCGCGCCGTCGAGGCCGAGCTCGGCAAGGTCCGCCTCGTCGTGATCGACACCCTCTCGAGGGCCATCGCCGGCGGCAACGAGAACGACAGCGCCGACATGGGCGCGCTCGTCAAGCACCTCGACGCAGTACGCAACGCCTCCCGGGCGCACGTCATGGTCGTCCACCACGCCGGCAAGGACCAGGCGAAGGGTGCTCGAGGCCACTCGTTGTTGAGGGCCGCCACCGATACCGAGATCGAGATCGCGGACGGCGTGGCGACCACCACCAAGCAGCGCGACATGGAGGCCAGCCCGCCCATCGGCTTCGACCTGCGCGTCGTCGAGCTCGGCACCGGACCCGATGGAATGACTGTCACATCCTGCGTGTGCGTCCCCATGGAGGCCGGCTCGGCAGCCGAGGACTTCGCCGACGAGAACCCGAGGATGGGGCACCTGCTAGACGCCCTCGACGCCGCCGTGGCAGCCAATGGTGGCCAGCCGGTGTCCGGGGAGACGTGGCTAAAGGCGGCCGAAAATGCCATTTCCGATGGAATTAAAGCGGGGAATTACGGGTTTTTGGAGGCCTGGAAGGGCTGTCCGCGGGGGGATAGCCGCGGACGGCAGCTGCGGACGCTGCGGACGCGCGCGGACGAAAAGGGCCTTGTCCGAAAAAACAAGCGTGGCCAATGGGTTAGGGCTTGACGCGGACGACGCGGACAGCCGCGGCGATTAGTTAGGACCTCCCGCGGACAGCGCGGACGGGGGTATATAAGAACCCCCGTCCGCGTCCGTCCGTCCCGCAGGGGAAATGTTGTCCGGGAAATTGGGATTGATGGGGAATTGCTCATGGAATTATTGGGCGAAGGACGGGGGTCGGCCGGGCGGCGGGACCGGCGCGCGATCGGACCGATGGCGCGATGCCGGGCCGCCTGGGAGCGGGGCCGGACCGATGGCGCGATGCCGCGCGCCCGTGGCCGGACCGATGGCGCGATGCCGCGCGCCCGTGGCCGGGCACGCCGCCGGCGCGCTCGAGCTCGAGGCCGGACGCCCGGCGCCCGGGCGCGCGAGGCTAGGGGCGAACGGAAACGGGCGCCAGCGCGGTTGCGCGGGCGCCCGTGGCCACGCCGCCGGGGAGGCGGCCTAGGCGCGCTCGAGGTCCGCCACGGGGCAGGGCCCTATCGTGCCCTGCGACCAGGCGACCATCGCCAGTTCCGCGTTCCGCATCCCGACGATCCTGCCCGCCTCGCGATCCGGGCCCGTTCCGGCGATGATCGCGTCGCCCATGGCGAAGCCGGCATCGGCGAGCACGTCCAGCGCCCGCAGCGCCTCGCCGATC